GCGACTACATTCGTCACCGACACTAGATGCGCCAAGATACTTTCGACGTTCGCGCTTTGATTCGTTACGCAAGATGCCATCGTCCACCGCTGCCTTGATAGCTTCTGCTGTAGGATCAGAAGGGGATGCTTGTAGATGGGAAGCTGCCCGTTGACTTAAAGTACTTTTGTTCAAGTTCAGCAACGTGAATCTCCTGTGATAACTTTTCTGCTTCTTGCAATCCAAAGATCAAAACGTGTACTTGATCCTCTGATAAGTCTGAAAACTTGGTATCCCAACCAAACTTTTCCAGTATGAATGCCAATTCATTTATTGGCTTTGGTAATGGTGGCATGCTCAATGCACTGTCTCCTCTCCTGCTCCGTCTATAATTAAGTCCATTATTTCGTTTAATTCTTCTTTAGGGACTTCTTTATTTTTGTATTGCATCATCAAAACTGTTAATTCGTTAATGATAACATCGGCTGTCCCGAACAATACTTCGCCTTCCTCGTCTTCCAGAAACTCTTCGTGAACGATTTTATTTACCGTTTTGGTAATTTCGTCTATGTCACCTAGGTCTTTACAAAAGCACATGTAATCGTATTCCTCGGTGTATAGTTCTTGTTCGTCACTTCTCTTGGCTATTGAAAGAACGAGTTCAAATCTTGGCATCTCCAACATCCTCTCCGTTGTTATGTCTTAACCATAACGCTAAATCAGAAATAAGATATTTAAATTCTGATGGATGTATCTTGGCGACCACTTCACCATCATACCAGATTTTGAGTCCATCATCATAAACAGACCAACGTGTTCTTGCGTCTTTCATAGATATTTCTCCACTGCTCTTTCAATTACTGTTCTATTCCACAAGAAGTTCAGCATGCATGCGGCTTTATACTTTGTCCATGAGAAGTCCATGAACCCCACTTCGATGCCCTGCTTTCGCAGATGTTCGATCTGCTTTGGCGTTGCACTTTGATCTAACCACCGCTTGGTTTTCTTGGCAGCGCCACCGTCTTCGATTTCACGCAGGAAGTCATCGGCTGCTGCCGTAGCCTGTGTCCCGCCGCCTACTGCTAGTACGCGCAATTGCATTCCTGTTGCTTTTGCTTTTCCGAAAGCAATGCTCAACTCTGGTGTGTTGGCAACTCCGACAAACCCTTCGAATCCCATAGCCATGCGTAAGCTACCGTCACCAAACAAGTCGATCCAACGAAATGGCGACATTTGCATAAGATCGTATTCGGTCATAGTAAACCGAACAAGTTCCTCTTTTTCCTCGGATTCCGATACAATTTCTGTACCGCAAATTGGGCAGACTTTCGCCCCCATAGGAATTTCGCTCTCGCATTCGACACAAATCTTTGTGGGTGCTTCGCCCTTTTCACGATCATCTAGGTTTACCTGATCTTCCAATGAGCCGTGAGTTAGAACGCTTGTGCCAAAGTCTAGCACAACGCAGTCTGTCTTTACTGTGTCAGGAAACTCTTCTGGATCAATAGTGCGTAGGCCACGCCCGATCATCTGCACCATTGTGCCCTTCTGAGAACAGGGGCGCGTTAGAACCACACAGGACACAGGTGGAGCGTCAAAGCCCTCTGTAAGCACTGCTACGTTCACGACTACCTGTACGTCACCGTAGGCTAGGTCATGCAGTATTTTGGCTCTCTCTTGCTTTGGTGTGTCTCCTGTGACGATACCCGCGTTGATGTCCTCATAAAGAAACTCTTCTAGCAGGTCTTCAGCGTGTGTGACCGTGCTGCAGAATACAACAGTCTTGCGATCTTCTGCGTGATTCAACCACTCTTCAACAACCTTCTGGTTAATCACCTTGCGGTTCATAATCGCTTCGACTTCATCCATGTCAAAGTCGTTGCCTCTGCGTGTGACCTTATCAAGTTGGTCTTTGACCCCGCAATCAATTACATAGGTACGCGGTGCAACAAGAAAGCCTTCTCGGATTAAAGTGGTGATTTCAATATAATGTGAGCAATTATTAAAAACGCTGCGTAGACCTTTGCCATCGCCACGATTCGGTGTCGCAGTAAAGCCAACAATCTCTGCATTTGGATTGTCATCTTTTACCGCGTTAATAACTTTTAAATATGTATTTGCTGCTGCATGATGGCTTTCATCTACAACGACCATATCAAATTTTGGACGATCACGAAGATTGCGATCACGAGATATTGTCTGTATCATTGCAAAAACCACATGACCGCCCCAAAATTTTAAATTTCCATTAACAACACTTGGGCATAAATGATTATTAAATTTTTGAAACTTAAACATATTTTGAGTTACAAGCTCATCGCGGTGTTGCAAAACAAGAACTCTATTGCCTTGTTTGTAACGCTCTCTAATTAGTGCAGAAAGCATAATCGTTTTACCTGCACCAGTAGGTGCTACAACAATTGTATTACCGTGTTTATCTAATGCCTTACACGCATCACTAACAGCGGCCTCTTGATAGGGGCGCAGTAACATATTGGGGACTCCATTTGATCTAGAAAGTGAGGGGGTATTTGGCCCACGGCCCCCTTTCCGTGGTCTAGCAGGTGCAGAGTGACCTGTGCCTCTAGATATTACCGATTAGCCCAACTTGGTGCTGCACCTGTTGCCTGTGGTTGAGGCGTTGGTGCTGCCGCTGCAGATGTCTGCATGACTGGTTCTTGACCAGTTGGGATAAAATCCTTTTGGTTCGGCGTTAAGGCTGCTGTTAGCTTGTTGCTATCAGAATAGCCATTGTTGCCTTTCTTGATGCCAACTTTAGCGCAAATCTCCATTCCATTCAAGTCCATGATACCTGAAATGTTTCGACGCTGTTGCGCTTCTGGTGACATGTCGCTTGGATCAAGGCTATTCGCGCTTTCAATGATCTGACGCAGTGTTTGCAAGCCAATCTCTTTGGCCTGTGGAATACCGCTCTGACCCATCTTGTCGCCATCGACAAAGATGCGATCCCAGAACTTACGGCGATCATGTTCGCCGCCCACGATTGTGAACTCTAATTCCATCCACTTCGCCTTTGATGACTGTGATTGCTTGAACCACTGACCTGCGCCGAACTCTTGAAGTTCGATGTCGCCCATCTTAACGATGATTACAGCGCGGCACACTGTGGCTGCAGGGATTAGGGTGCGCTCCATTTGTGGTGCGTCTGATACGGGTGCATTATTTAGATTAAGCATTTGCGATTTCTCCTTCGCTAGAATTTTGAGCGTTTGGATCAACAAAGTCCAATGGACGCTCTGATTGCAATGGGCCTGTTGACATCTTTGCCATCAGTTTGCCTAAGTGCGGTTCTTCTAATGTGTCGAGCCTACCAGACCGATCTTTAGCAGGGTAGCCCCATTCGTTTAGGGCACCGCAGACGAAGGCACGAAACGGTCCATTGTCCCCCCCAAGGACCGCCATCGTGATCACTTCGTCTACGATTCCCGGCAATTCGCGTCCAGTCTTGCTGCCCTCAATCTGAAGCGCGTATTGCTTTCTGCCATAATCATCGGTAACTTCGTCTAGGATGCCGACGAAAATGACATTCTTTGCGCGGATATGCTGCAAATGCGTAAGCCATGCCATCATCTCGCGCCCGTGCATGCCATAGGCCGCACGAGTGTCCAACTTGCCAGTCCTATCGGATCGTGATTCTGGCTGTTGTTGGCACCACTGAAAACATAGGCGACCTGCGACTGTGATTGAGTCAACAAAGATCGTGCTAAACTTCGCCATAATCTCTTGAGGATCACCATATGTTTGCACAACGTAATCGTAATGTGCTTGGCTATATGGCTGATCCTCTGACAATGATGGGTTTGGCCCACCAATGTAGCATGCAAAGTCACGGCATTCTGCCCATGTTTGAGGACGGATAACGTCGATGGGGTATCCTTCGATAGCCGCATCACCCGCTTCTAAGTCCATGAATAGTGTAGTGTTTGGCTCTAGTGTACGAGCCAATGTTGTTTTTCCTACGCCGCTTGCACCACATACTACGATCTTGTGACCGCGCTTTTCTGCAAGACGTTGTTCGGCTGTAATAATTTGTAAACCCATCATTCTACCTCTTCGATTGAGAAACCACCAACCTCTACCGTGCGGCAAGGCTCCAATACTTCTTTGATTGAAGGTGGTGCTGTTGTGTACTTACGCTCTTCTACGGCGAGTGTAAGTTTCCCATAGTGACGAGCCTCGTTCTCAGGCATTTCTTGCAATGCCTTGCCAAGCTCATCTTGATCCCATGTTACCTTTTTGCGGACAACAGCTTTCAGCTTTTTGTTTCCCGCAACGATGTGCGTGGTACCAAAGTCTTTACCGTCTGCGCGTAATGCGTCACGCGCTACGGTTAACCACATATCTGAGATTTGATCTTCAATGTCTTTAAGTTCAGCTTTCAAGTCTGAGAGAATAAACTTCAACTCCTCTCGACGTTGAAACAGTTCACTACTGTTCATGTCAGTCTCCGCGTTAAATTTTCTAGAACCCTAGACTTAGGATAGTATGGGATTTATGTCAACTATTTTTTTTGGAAAGATAGATTTCGATGTTGTGAACAGCCTTCATTAATTTATTTTTTAGTTTAAATTCAGGTGTTTCTACGCCTTTTGCGTCTTCGATTATGTGTTCCCAATCACCGTCTTTAGTTTCCTTATCGTACTGGAAGTCAGCAACGTAGGTGCAAATCTTTTGACTGTTGACTGTGATTAAGAAGCGCGGCTGAAGTTCGAGATTCTTTATACGCCCCGCTTTCTCTAAAGACTTTAGGTACAAATACCGCTGCGATTCCCACTTTGAATCAAATGTAATCCCATCAACCACAGTCTTCTTGTTACCGTACTTCGGCCTTGACCTTTTAAGTTTGGGATTATATGTTGGTTTCGAGTACATTATGGGAGTTATGCTAGTGCCTAAGCCATCAAAATACAAGTCTATAGGTGTCAGCACAGACACTTATGAAAAAATAGTTCAAATGGCGGAGAAAGAACGCCGCAACATTTCGCAGCAATTGTCGCTTCTTGTTGATCGTGAGTATGAATCTTACGGTATGACAAGACAGCCCACCTCTGCTCGTATTGTTACAGGTGGGCTATCCGCAATCATTGAAGACTAAAGAAGCCCCGCGCTTCCAAGACCCCCTAGTAGTGTAGAAGCTATATAGGGGTTTCTTTTTGCGCGTTCACGCAAGCTCTGTTGTTGCTGGATAATCCGGGGGTCTATTTTTTGGGTTATCTGCATATTTTCTGCATTTACCGGGGGAAGAACTTGTGGAACACTTGTTCGGCTTGTGCGTGGCTGCTCCGGGGGAGTGCCGCGAATCTGCTGGGGAGAAGTAAGTAACTGCCCCAAGCCCTGACGAGTTGCCACATTGCCGCGATTGATCGCTCCAAGTGTAGCACCTACGCCCTTTACCGCTCCTGCTGCCCGTTGCGTTAACGGTACACCTTCTCCAGTAACTTGCGCTGCTGATTCGTTCAGTGCTTGCGTTAGGCTTTGTGCCGCTGCCTGTGGGCTTGTGCGACCTGCCTTAACTTCTAACGCACGGCGCATAACTGTTGGGTTGTTTATCATATAGTTCAACACACGGAAGCGACCCGCTTTGGGGATATTCTTCAGTGGGTTTGTGTACTGACCTGTACGGATAGCGTCTGCAGCTAGTGAACCCGCGCCTCTTGCCCCTGTATCACGCAAGAAAACAAGGTCATCAGCCATTTGTTTGATGTCTTTTACTGCCTGTTCTCCAAGAACTTTGTTCAGCATTTCAGGCTTATAAGACTCCAGCGCATTACGAAGAGAGTAAGCTGCTTTCTCGTTAATGAAGATATCCTCGTCTACTGAACCAAGAATATCATTAACAATTGTTCGTTTTATTGTATTTTGAGCTTCCGGGCTATCTTCGAAGAACTTCAGGATGCGGTTCATTTGCGCACGGGTCATGTTGCGATTTGTGATCGCCGCTGCTGCTTCTTCTGGGTCTAGATTGCCTGAGTTTAAACGGCGTAAGATGCTAGACTGAGATGCTTCTTCTAACCCGACTTGCGCATCACGAACGCTACGCAATGTTTGAACAATGCCTGCGTCTGGGTTCTGAGCCACGATGCGCTGAAGCGTTGCGTCATCAATCTTTTTAACGCCCCCGTAAGCCAGTGATTTTGCTAGGTTTTGAACTTCGCCCCACTGATCGCCAAACAATAGCTTACCAGTTTTGTCTTTGTTCATACGCTTGATTTTTCCGTAGAACTGAACACCGTTAAACTTGGTTGGGTCCGCGAAGTCTTTGTTTGAATCAAGCAATGCTTCGTCAAGATAACGCTTTGCCAAGTCTTGGCGCACCATATCCTGTCTTTGTTTTCCTGTCTCTATAACTGTTCCAGACGCATCTTTTATATCTTTATTGGCTGCAGCTAAGGCAGCTTCAATACGAGATGGGCTTTGAATGATTTTGTCGTAGTTTTTACCAACTTCCAACTTAACATTCACTCCCGGCTCTCCAAAATTCCGAACAATTCCTAAGTTCTCCAAGCGACTAAACATACGCATTTCTGCGCGATAGGCTTTGTTCGCATCTTGCAACAAACTCATAGCTGTACGCATTTTAGATGCATTGCCAGAGCCACCAACACCAGTTAGCTTGACATCTCCCTTCAACATAGTGTCAACGTTGTTGCGTAGATCGACTAAAAGACGGCGAGGGGTAGTGTCTGAGATACTTAGTTTAGGGTCCATCAAAGTATCTTGAATGTTTTTACGCAGTGCGCGAAGACCGTTAAATGAAGTAAAGCCTACTTCTGAACCTTTACTCACAAGGTCATTAATCTGTGCGCCAATCGCTGTAAATTCGTCAGGTGCCGTAGATGCTGCACCGCCGTATCTGCTATCAATCACATCATCAAAGCGCGTTTTTATCGCACGAATATCAAAAACTGGAAGTTCGCCACCCTCAACCTGAACTGTTCTGCCATTTATTGTGATAGGGCCAGTGATTTCTGCCAGCTTATCATCAACAGCCTTGTAGTTAGTATTCGCGCCTTTTGCGAACTCATCATAGTTATACATCAGGACATCAAGTACAGCGTCATCAATCTCAGTACCCTCTTTCGTTGACTTTGAAAGAATAGAGATTGTCTCATCAATTGCCTTCATGTGTGCTTCTTGGGCATCATCCAAGGAACGTTGCAACTGATTTGCCTTATTCGGTGCAGAATCAGCGATAACTTTTGCAAGGTCATCAGTGGTTGCGCCTGCCACAATCTGTCCAGATTCATCCATAATGCCTGCTTCTTGAAGCAGTTTTTTCTTTTTGTCCAAAGCAAAAACTACGTTCTGAACTGCACGTTTTTCTTTTCCCGAAATTGCTTCTGCGATTTGAGATGCACGAGATACCGCTGCAGGCATACCCGCTGCTTCATAGCTCGGCATGCCGCCTTCATTCATGATCCGTAGAGCCTGTTCGGCTTGTGCCTGACCTAGTTGACGTTCACCCTGTCCTGCAGCACGAGCAACTGCACTT